ATCCAGGAAAAATTAAATTATACCTTTCAAGAGGTTTAGTTGGTAATGCAACTAATATACAATTTGGTGTAGAATTAGCAAGTAATCATACTTTCACTAAATTATCTCACAGTAATAAGAAGTTAGCAGCAAATAAAGTTCTAAGGAAGTTCCCATTATACCAAGACTTATTTGTTTCTGGAAAAGGAGAGACACCACTTAATGATATTGGTATGATGATTGATGGTGTTCAGATAAGAACACCAATATCTGAAGATTCTATTTTTTATGGTCCTTTAACCTCTGTTGAAGTTTATAATAGTGGTAGTGGTTATGATGTCATAAACCCACCTAAACTTATTGTTGATGATAGCACAGTAAGTTCTGGTACAACTGCTCTATTAGAACCAGTTGTTAGTGGTTCTGTTAAAAATGTTTTTGTAGATCCACACGAATTTGATATAAATGATGTAACATCAATTTCTATTCAAGGTGGTAATGGTATTGGATGTCGATTAGAACCAGTTGTAAGTAAAAGAGTTCGTGAATTATCATTTGATAGTAGAGATGTATTCTTTTCTGGTGGTTTATCAATTGCTCAAGAAACAATTACATTTACCACAGATCATAATTTAGAAAAGGGTGAAGTAATCTATTACAATAGTAATGGAAATCCTAATCTTGGTATTGGTCCTTCATTTGACAATACAAATACTTCAGATGGAACATTAGCAACTGGTGCTCCATATAATGTTAGTATTATTAATACAAGAACTATTCGTCTTTATAATTCTTATGACGATGCAATGACGGGTATTAATACTATTGGACTGTCTACTGCTACTAATGCAAGTGGTATCCATAAGTTTAGAACATCTACTAAGAATGTATTACAGTCAGTTAAAGTATTAAATTCTGGTTCTGGATATTCATATAGAAAACTAAATGTAAAACCATCAGCAGTTTCTGTAGCGTTTGATACTATAAACTTTAAAAATCATGGATTTAATGATGGTGATTTAGTAGAATATCGTAATACAGATACTGGTATTGGTGGATTGGACACTGACACTGGTTATTATATAATGAAGATTGATGATGATTCCTTTAAATTAGCAAATGCAGGAATTACCACTACTCCATCAAAAGTAAATTATAATAGAAAAGAATTTGTTAACTTAACAAGTTCAGGAACTGGATATCAAACATTTAAATATCCAGATATTTCTGTAAGTTGTCAGGTTTCTTATTCTTCAACAGTTACGGGATCATTTAATTTTACTCCAGTTGTTACTGGTGAAATAACCCAAGCATATTTGTATGAAGAAGGAGATAATTATGGATCTTCAATTCTTAATCATGAAAAAAATCCTCGTGTAGAGATAAAAATAGGAAGAAATGCAGAAATAAAACCAATTATAGTAGGTGGTAAGATAGTTGATGCTGTAGTTTTGGATAGAGGAAAGGAATATTATTCTTTACCAGAAATTAAAGTTGAAACTACTGGAATTACAACTACAGGTATTACTGGTAATGGTGCTATTTTAAGACCTGTTATTACTAATGGAAAATTAACCAGTGTTGTAGTTATTAATGGTGGTATTGGATATGATGTTAATAAAACAAATTTATATGTAGAATCAACTGGAATAAATGGTCTTCTTGAACCTAGAGTTAGAAGATTAACTGTTGATAGTAGAAAGAGACTTGGTGATTTTGCTTTAAGTGGTACTGATGAAGAATTGTATTTTGGTTTATATGGATATAATGAAGATATAGCAAATAAATTTAATGATACTGGATCATCACATTCTCCTATCATAGGATGGGCATTTGACGGAAATCCAATATATGGTCCTTTTGGGTTTTCTAAATCTGATGAATTAGGACCAGCAGTTAGATTAATGAATCCAGGATATAAACTGGATATTACTAAAGTTGATAATAGACCAACTGGGTTTGATGAAGGATTCTTCACAAATGATTATTATTTTGATGCTTCAGGTGATCTTGATGTTCATAATGGTAGATATTGTAAAACTCCAGATTTTCCAAATGGTGTATATGCATACTTTGCAGGTGTTACTACTGCAATGTCTGGTCCAAATATAGGAAAATTATCACCTAAGTATCCATATTTTATTGGTAACACATATCACTCACCTTTCATATCATCAAATACCAGTTTATCTCATTCATTTGACTTCAATAGCACATCATTTGCTAGAAATACCTTCCCATACAAGGTTGGTGATCCTAATGCAAATAATGATTTTATTATAGAGTCTAATGAGCGTGTAAGACAGTTAAGTACAATAGAATCTGTAACTGTTGGTGAAATTGATGGATTAGAAGTTTTAGATGGTGGTATTGGATATCAAGTCGGTGATTTCACTGTTTTTGATAATTCTGGAACTAGTGGTTCTGGTCTTCGTGGACAAGTTAAGAGTATTGTTGGTTTAGGTATTTCTTCTATTGAAACTGAATTGCAATCATTTGAAAATGCAGTATTTACTTGGAAAAATAGCAGCGAAGTACAAGCACATTATTTACCATTTATTGAATTAAATGATAAAGATGCAGTATCAATATCTGGACTTAGTAATTCTATTGTACATCTTACAGATTCTTTCTCAGTTGGTGTAACTACTAATACAATTGGATTAGCACAATCAATGACTTCTAATGCAGTTGTTGCTGGTAGAGTTGATGATATCTATGTAAATGTTATACCAGATACGGTTTCTATTGGATCTACTCTAAAGATAGATCAAGATGAGTTAGTTAAAGTATTAAACATCTTTAATATGGGAACAATTCTTAGAGTTAGGAGATTTGGACCTGGAATTGCTCATACTTATGGATCTAATATTGATATATTGAACAGTCATATTAGTATACCAGTTAACACTAAGCAGTTTAATTCAAAGGTAAATGATAAAGTATATTTTAATGCAAAGCATTCAGTAGGAACTGGTGTTACTGTTGGTGGTGGTATTATAAAAGAATATAAGATTGGTGACACTATAAGTGAAGTTTCTATTCCAACCAGAGCAATTTATCTACCAAATCATCCATTTGAGACTGGTCAGAAGTTAATCTTTAGTAAGAGAGGGACTGCAAATTCTTTAATTGTTGGTGATACTGAACAAGCAGTTAATAACTTTAGTTTACCTAATGTAACTACTGATCAATCAACTGTTTATGCAATTAATAAAGGACAAAACTATGTTGGTTTAGTTACTCAGGTTGGTGCTGCAACCACTAGTGAAGGATTATTCTTTAAGGGTAATGAGTCTGATGACTACGAATATCTTTTAGAGTCTACTTTTGAACAAGTTACTGGTGATATTGATAAAATTGTATCTAAGGTTACTACAAAAACTGCAATTGCCAATACAGAATCTCATAATTTGACAAATGGTGATGTAGTAACTCTAAATGTAATTCCAAACACTGTTGTTGGTGTAGGAAGCACTGCTCCATTATCATTGATATACAATGAAGAGAATGAACTTATATTAGTTAATAGAGTTGGATTTACTTCCGCAGGAATTAATACAGCAACGAATACTATTACGATTCCAGATCACGGATATTCAACTGGTGATAAAGTCTTTTATAATGCAGATGAAGATACTAGTTCTGTTGGTGGATTGCCAATTTCTAGTAGTTACTTTGTTTATGAGTTAAACAGAAATCAATTTAATGTAGCTAAAACTTTAAAAGATGTTCTAGTAGATCCACCATTATTGATTGGTATTTCATCTACTGGTGCTGTTGACCATACAGTTGCTGCAATTAATCCACAAATAGATGTAATTAAGAATTCTAAGTTAACTTTTAATGTTTCTGATTCTTCTTTACTTGGATATGACTTAAAAGTATTCTATGATCAAGAATTTAAGAATGAATTTATTAGTTCTGAGGATGATAGCAATTTCAATGTAACTGGTGTGGGTACAGTTGGTGTTGGAACAGAATCAACAGTATCACTTGCATTTTCAAAAACAACCCCTTCTAGGTTGTATTATGCATTAGAAAAATCTGGATATATTAGCACAGCAGATACTACAATTCCAAATTATTCTGAAATTAATTTTATTGATAGTGCTTATAGTGGAGATTATAAGATTTTTGGTATAACTTCTGATACATTTAAAGTTTCTCCAAGATCAATTCCTGAATTATTATCTTATAAGGAAGATCAATGTGATACACTTGAATATTCAACTGAATCTAAGTTAGTTGTTGGTGCTGTAAAAGATGTAAAAATAATATCAAAAGGATTTGATTATAAACAACTTCCAAAATTTTCTTCAATTGTCAGTCTCAATGGTAAAAATGCTAATATTGTAGCATTATCAACTTCTATTGGTAGAATTAATAGTGTACGAATTGTTGATATTGGATATGAATATTCTTCAGATAGAACATTAAGTCCTGAAGCATTTGTTTCTCCAGTAGTTAGAATTGATAACTTAGATACTATTGTTGCAATAACTGTTACTGATGGTGGTAATGAATACCTAAGTGCTCCTGATATTCTTGTATATGATTCTGAGAATGATATTATTGTTGATGATACTTCATTACTAGCAAAAGTACCAAATCAGACTATATCTGAAGTTGAAGTAATTGCTCCTGTTCAGGGATTGAATTCAGTAAATCATAAAATTATTACCATTAATAATTCAAATGGTATTGGAATTAACTCTATGGAGGGTGGTGGTTCAGGTATTGTTACCTGTACTCTAGAAACACCAATAGGTGGATTTAGAGTTTCTCCATTTGAAACTGGAGATGAAGTATTTGTTGAAGGTGTTGAATTATTTGGTGAAGTAGGTATTGGAACACAAAGTAATGTTTCTGCTGGTGTTTATACTGGTGGAGATGGTTATAACTCATCAAACTATCAATTTAGATTCTTCAAAGTTGAAGATTATATTAATTCAGATCCAGCAGTATTGAAGTATAGTATAGCAGGATTAACAACTAATCCAGGTATTGCTAAGACATATCAATCTGGATATGCAAATATTGTTAATAAGAAAGATTATCCAATTCTTGAATCTGTTCAAGAAAGAGGTAATTTTATAATAAATGAACCAATACTTGTTGAAGAGAATGATAAATTCCTTTCAAAAGATTTAAAAATTTCTGACACAAGAGAAGATTTTATTAAAATTGATGGAACATTTAGACTTAAGGCTGGATATAGAATAAAAGGTGAAACTAGCAATGTTTCTGCAACCATAACATCTATAGTTGAAAATAAAGCAAGATTTGAAGTTGATTATGCAAATCGTCAAGAATATGGATGGACAGATGATAGTGGTAAATTAAATGAAGATATTCAAGTAATTCCAAATAATGATTATTTCCAGAATCTTTCGTATTCTGTTAAGAGTCCAATAACTTGGGATCAGTTTGTTGATCCTGTAAATAGATTGGTTCATCCATCTGGATTGAAGAACTTTGCAGACACTTCAGTTGAGACTGTTGTTGGTAATGTTGGTGTAGGAACTAGTGTTTCTTCAGTACCAGTTATTGTTGTTGATGTTCTAGGTGAAAGAAGAGTTGATACAATTAATAATTTTGATCTAGCAAAAGATTATGATAGTAGAGGAAATAAATCTAAGTTTGTTACTTTTGAGAATGTAAAATTAACAGATTATACAAAATGTAAGACAAATAGGGTTCTTCTTCATGATGATATTAGTGGTAAGTTCTCAAGTAAAGGATTACAAGATTTATTTACAGAAATTGAAGAACTTGATACTAATTTTTCAAGATATCTCATACAGATAGTAGATGCAGATACTCAAGATATTCAATTGTCTGATTTACTTGTTTTAACTACAACCAATGATGCTTTCTTGGTAGAAAAGACTAGTGATTGGACATCTCATAAGTTAGGTGATTTTGAAGCCCTTTCGGATTCATTCCAAAGAAAAACTTTAAACTTTAATCCTATTGAAAGATATGATAGAGATCATGATATTAAGATCTTTAAGACAGATTTTACTACTAATAGAGTTGCTGATGGAACTAATACTATAGGATCTATTGATTTCAAAGCATCTAATGTTAAAGTTGCTATTGCCGACACCGATAGTAACAATAATGTTTCTGGATTTACAACAACAATTTTAGCACAATTTGATCATACCGATTTTAATGGATTCTATGCATCTGTTGTTGTACAGGATGATATCACTAAAGATCTTAATTATGGTGAAGTTGTTGTCGATTTTGATGGATATAATCTTTATTATACAGAATCTTACATTGATACTTTAAACATAAGTTATAGTTCTTCTCAAGTTGGAGTTCTAACTGCTAGATTTGATTCTGGAACAATTTATTTTGAATGTGAAAACCAAACTAAGAGAGAAATTAATGTAAGTACAAATGTTGTTGGTATAGGTACTACAACTGCAGGAATTGGAACTTATAGATTTGCAGTTCCTGGACAACCTGTAGGTGCAGAAAGAAGTGGTAGATTGGAATCAACATATCATACTGGAACTTCTACTCCCATATTGGTTACTAGAACACATAGAGATATTGATTCCTCAGTTAAGTCTTTTGTCAGGGTATCTAATGAAACAGGTGGTTCTGCTATGCATCAGGTTGTTTCTATTCAAGATGGTGCTGACACAACAACTATTCAATATCCATTTACAGGTGCTACTAGTAGTGGTTTAGGTACATTTGGAACTGTTACTGTTGGTTCTTATAATGAACTTAATTTCTATCCTGATACTTCACAAACAACTCTAATTGAAGTTCAAGCATATAACGAAGTTCTTAATACAATAAATGATTTTGCAAATGAACCATTATCTTTGAAGTATGGTCCATTAGAGAAGGGTATATTCTTATCTTCTTATGACGGTGTAAATGGAACAAGAGCAAATAAAGTTAATTTTGACTTAACATTTGAAGGAATACCAATTTATAGTAAGGTATTTAATCCTGCAGATTTAACATTAGATCAAAGTGGATTTAATATACCTAATCATTTCTTTAACAATAATGAAGAGATTAAGTATATTCCAGGATCTACTTTTGTAGGTATTGGATCAACTGCAGTTTCAATAGGTTCAACTGCTAATAATGTGGGTGTTGTTACTGATATAATGCCTTCTACATTATATGTTAAGGCTATTAATTCTGACAATATTGAACTTTATACTAGAAAAGAGTATATTACTTCAGGTCTTCCTATTACATTAACTGGAGTTGGTGAAGGTAATGCCCATAAGTTTGAGATGACTAAGAAGTTATCTAAGACTGTTATTGGGTTAGATGGAATTATACAGCAACCAATTACATTTACTGCAATTGAACATAATCTTGAGGGTGCTATTGGTATTGGAAATTCACAATTTGTTCTTAGTGGAATAAGTTCTGTTCAACCTAGAGATGTATTGAAGATTGGTCCAGAATATATGAAGGTTGAGCAAATTGGATTCTCAAGTCTTCCTGAAGGAATTATCAATAAAGCGGAAGATGTTGCTCTTGGAATATGTACTCTACCTGTTGTTAAAGTAAGAAGAGGATCTTTAGGTATTGGTGCAACGGAACATGTGGATGGTGCTGCTGCTAGAGTTCATAGAGGATCATTCAATATTGTTGATAGTACTGCTTGGTTCCTAGATCCACCAAAAGGAAATACTAGAGAAAGAAGGAATGAAACTAATCTTCCATATGTAAGAGCAGAATATAGTGGAAGAACCTTCCTAAGACAAAATTATACAACCAATATGGTATTTGATGATATTTCAGATAACTTTACTGGAATAGGAAGAACATATACTATGACAGTTGGTGGTGCTAATACTATAACAGGCGTTGGTATCGGTAATGGAATATTATTCATTAATGGAGTATTCCAGACACCATTAACAGTTAATAATGCTGGAAATAACTACGAATTTGATCAAGATACTAATGTTGGTGTATCGAGTGTAGTATTCACTGGTATTAGCTCAGAGAATGGTCAAATGATGCAATCTGAGTTTGATATTAATCAAAACCAACTTCCAAGAGGTGGTTTGATAGTTTCTATGGGTTCAACACCTGGACTTGGATATGCTCCTTTAGTTGGTGCAAAAGTTAGAGTAGAAACTTCTAATAATGCTAATAAATTTGCTAATGGATCTGTTGATGGTGTTGTTGGTGTTGGAACATCATCTGGAATTAATATTGGAATTGAAACGGCAGCATATGATAATACAACTGGTATTATCACAGTTACAACTAATAGTGTACACGGATTTGGATTGGGATATCCTAATACTGTTAAACTAAAGCAGTTAGAATTTAAGTGTCCAACTTATGCTGTTGGAACACCAACTACAGGTACAGCATATAATGCTGCAACAGGACTTCTAACACTAAAGATTGCTAATCATAATCTTACAAGTGGAGATTCAATCAAGATTGATAAAGAAGGATTAACCTTTAGTTGTACTTATGGTAGTGGTGGTAATGGTTCTTATCCAAGAACTACTGATCCTGCTCATGATAAGTATCTAACCGTTACTGTTGTAGATGCTGATACATTTACTGTTAATGTACTATTAGGAATATCACCAACTAATACCGATACTCATACTTTTGTAAGTGCGTCTCCTAATTGTATTCGTTCTTTACAGTATGTTGGAGTTACAACTTCATTCTTCCAAGATGAAAGACCAGATGCAAAAGATAAAGAAAGATCTTTACCAATAGTTGGTATTGTATCTGAAAGAAGTTTTGAAGTAAAAGTTGGTATGACATCCATTCCACATATCTACCACGGTG